CACGACATCCGAGAGCAACCGCACGGCTGCAAAGACAGCCGACACCCTCAGTGCGGCATCGGGCGACACATCCATCCCTGACGATGACATCGAACTGGAGAAGCCGGGGCCATCCCATGATGACTCCCTGCCGGGATCGGCGTCAGCGAAGAGCTTTGAGAGGATGGACATTAGTGACCCTTCAGTACTGGCCAGATAGCGACGGCCATCAGTATTATGCCAGCGATAATCCACGACGCCGCAACAGAGATCAGCGATAGGCCGTAGACCACTGATCCAAACCCGATCACGGCGCACAGGTCACGCGCATCAATATCGGGCAACCATTTACGCATTCAGTTGTCTCACGCCACGGTCAAGGTATACGTTAGGAGACTCCGCTGGAGACTTGACGAATAGCGCCATACCCATGATTGCCGCCATGATGGGATCAATTCGACCTCTTGACTTTTTCTTCGTCGGGTAGACGTTGCCCTTCCCATCCTGTTGCACGACAGTGTTTGACGCACACCATTGCATCACTGGATGTGTATTAGAGCATATATTCCCATCCAATACTTCCGCTTCAAATCGTAACGCTGCCGCAGACATTCCTGCATACGTTTGGGGAACGGCGAGTATTTGCTGTTCTCCGAAGCCATCTTCCATCTGTAGTTGACTGATCAACGTGTCTGCATGCCACGGATCGAACCCGATGGTCTGTATGTCGTACGTATCGCGCTGGTCACGAAGGATCGCCCGAATCAGTTGATGATCTACCCGTGTGCCGCTCGTCACTATCAGATGCCCCTGCTGCACCCACACATCATACGGCGCTCGATCCCGGTGAGATCGCTCCACCAGCGTGTCCTCCGGTGTCCAGATCCACGGCATCAGATACCACGTGCGTCTGTCCTCAGTCGGAGGAAAGACAAACGTCATCGCGCACAAATCAATCTGCGATGCGAGATCGATCCCGACGTAACACGGTTGATGTTGCAGCGTGTCAATGTCTATCGGTTCCGCGTTCCCACGCTCCCATCCCTCCATCGACAGCCACGGCTGATATGCGTTGACCCAGAGGTTTAATCGCTTCTGTTTGAATGCCGCCGCAGCCGATGGCATCGCCTTCGCCTTTCGGCAGAGCGACTTCATGTCATCGGGATTGACCGACACGCCATAATGCGGATTCGCTTTTATCCATGTGCCTTCGTCTTTCCAATCGTCATCGACATCCGCATGGCAAATGATGGCGAAGAATGTTTCATCGGCCAGCGTACGCTCTAGAATTTTGCAAGCGTAGTCATGCTGATCACCGCACGGTGACACTGGATTACTTCCTGCCGTGGTGATTTGGAAATGTAAGGGTTGCGAACGCGCACCCGTCGCCGTCTCCATCACATCGATCAACCCGCGATCTTTGTGCGCGTGGAATTCATCCGTAATAATGAGACTCGGATTCAGTCCATCGGTGGAATCGTGATCAGCGCCAAGCGGTTCCAGTTTTGCTGAAGTGCTGTCGCGGTGCATATTTGAGACGCGCACTTTAATACGTCCCTTCAGACCAGAACTCAATACCAATTTCTTCGCATCGTTGAATACGATCTTCGCCTGATCGCGTTTCGTCGCAATCGTATAGCCCTCTGCGCCAGCTTCCTGATCGAAGAACGTGATGTATAGCGCGACGATTGCCGCTTCCAAGGACTTGCCTTGCTTGCGTGGGAGTTCGTTGTACGCCGTCCTGAAACGGCGCAATCCAGTTTTGCTATGGACCCACCCAACGACTGATCCCAGCCGGAACTTTTGGATCGGGGTCAGCTCGATCAGTTGACCGGCCCACTTCCCTTTGTAATGCCTGAGCCGCTGCGCGAACCGGCAGAATTGCTCGATGCGGTCCTCGTCCAGCCGATACGGAAACCGTGCCGTGCCTTCTCGCTTGCGATCACGCTGATGACGTACACACGCCAGCTTGTGAAACTTTCCGGCTGGAATGTTCTGACTGACTACCTCAGACGCATATCGATCTAGATCGTTCACGTGCGATTCGATACAAGTATCGGTCGTGGCCGATCAAACTCTGCCCACGGATCAGCGGCGTCATTGTCCGGTAACGCCTGGACACGTGATCGGCTCGATGGCGTGAGGCCGAGTTCCGGCCACAGCTTGTTCAGATTCGACAGCGACTTCGTGGCGACCGATAGATACGGATTGATTTGACGATACCCGCTCGATGTTTTGATGATCATCGAACTCATCCGTACTATACCCATCGCCTCGCAGTACTTCGACCATTCAAGACAGACCGCGATCAAGGCCGACCGATCACTTTCAGATATCTGTCTCGATTTTCTCAGAATCGGCGCGAGGCGCAGCCACTCCTTCGTCGCTGCCGCATCCTGCGTCAACTCGTCCGGTGGCGCATCGAACGCATCAGGCGGTACAGGTTGCACCGGCTCGCGGTCGTTCAATTTTCGCTTGCCTGGATTCCCGGCCAGCCGTTTCAATGCCGTCAGTTTCGGTTTTCGTCCGCGCATCTCACTACCTCCGCTCAACCGGTCCTAGCCGTCCTAGGCCGGTCCTAGGCCGGTCCTAGGCGTCCTAGGCCGGGGCCTAGCTACCACCGCCCACACGACCCTAGCTACCGCCGCCCACACGACCCTAGCTACCGCCGCCCACACGACAAAAAGGCCCGGACCCCTAGGATGGGGTCCGGGCCTCGTTGTTACGTCGTACGCATCCTCGTTGCCGTGATATCTCCGCGAACTAAACCCTCGATATAATCCACCTTCGACAGACCCCGCGCAGCCGCTTGCTGCTCGCAGTGTTCCCGTGCGACATCAGTCATCGCTAGATTGATGAGCCTGTTCTTATTCTTGCCGGGATACCGCGTCGGTCGGCCACGCCGCCCCGACTTTTTCTTTTCAGGCATTTCCTTTCTCATATATATACCACTCTTTCATAGCGCCATCAGCAAGACCATCAGCAGCCACAGCACAGGAGCCATCGCTAACCCGATCAGGATCTCTTTCCAGTAGATCATCGATCTGAACCTTTCACCTTCTTGGTTCATAATTTCTATGACCCAATCGCCTGTCCTAGACATCGGATGTCCTGTCTACGTTCGCAATAATATCGGCCACCACTGCGTCAAGGTCACCGATGCCGCGCAGCCAGTCCGGTGAAGTTTTCCACGCCTCGCTGGTTGCGGAGGGCTTCGATCTGGCATACGAGAGCATCGCGCACTTAGCAGTACGGCCATCCCCCTCATGTACGAAGTCTCCACCGATCCGAAAGAACAACTGAGGCCCGGATGGATCTAGGGGCAACTCCGTTGCCCAAAAGAATCCGTTAGGAACGAAGATGCCCTTCTCTGGCCTCATGAATTGTTCACTGTTGAGATCCATGAATCCCAGACCGGGTAGCTCGATGACGAGGTGTCCGTCCCAGCCGTTCTTTTGTTTCCTCAGCACAACACCGATGCCTTCAGGCGGCGGGTCATTCGTCACCCCGACGCCCCACGCTGCGTCCTGTCGATCCTTGATGTCCTTGCCGGAGTTCATCCACTCCACCATCTCCGCGTTCATCGCAAGCGCCTCGACGGACATCGGACGAGCCTCGATCCCGAAGTGCCGACACACCGCAAGGCCGATCTTGGTTGCCATGATGCACCGGCTCACTGTTCGCGCTCGGCCAGATGCGGCAATGCACATCGGTGTGACATCTGCGATGCGCCTCAGTCGTTTCGATTTACTGGGCAATGGTCAGTCCTTTCTACTCACGAATCCAAAAACAAAGCCGGGGCATCGGCCCCGGCTCACGGCATCTACTCCAGTTCGATCTTCCGCTTCGCGCTGGTCATCAGACCTGAGAGCTTGTCCTTGATCTTTCCGGTTTGCTCACTGACCGCCAACCGCAGACCATCCGACGTTCGCAGCGCTTCGGGGGAGACACCCGACAACAAACCCCGCATCTCTCCGAGCGCGTCAGACAGTTCCTTGTCCTGCATCACATTCCGAACCTCAAAGTTGTTCATAAAGTTCAACAGGTTGGTGATCTTTGAATCATAG